ATGGGACACCGTTCTCGCCCGTAATGCGCCAGATGAAGCAAGCGATTGCCAAAGCGAAAGTCGGCGAATGATCCACCGGGAACCCTACGAGTGGTCCTATAAGCGAGACCGGGCCGCTTTGCGCGCTGAGGCCATCATCTGGGCCGAGGTGGAGCGGGCCAAGGGCGGGACCTGCACAGCCTATGATCTGATGGTCGAATATGAGGCGCATTGCCATCGCCAGGAGCGGCGTAGCCGCATACCGGCCGGCTTCTGCTCGTGGTGCCACCGGAGGCTGATTCCGGCTATGGTGACAGGGGATAGGTCTGGAATGCCGATGCTTCCGCGCGTGAGGACGCGGCAGTCGTTCGAGCGTAGCTTGACGGGTGGGTCGGGCGGCGGATAGTAGAGACGGATGGCAGAAACAGCCAAACCTAAGCACGCTGGCGGTCGGCCACGGGGTGTATCCGGCGAAGCGGTCGAGCAGCACAAGCTGGATGGCACGTACGAAGCCCGGCGCCACGATCCGCACTACAAGGATCGAGACAAGCCGCTCTCGCTCGTCAAGCCGAAGCTGGAATCCCTGCCCACGCTGAAGGATACGAAGCGGTGGATTCGCAACGCTGCCGACGAGCGGGCGGTGGCCAACGGGTGCCGGTTCAGCGAGGAACTCGCCGATTACACCGTGACCTGGATTCGGACGTATCTGCGGTTCACGGAGGGAATCTGGGCCGGCAAGCCGTTCGAGTTGATGGATTGGCAGCGTGACGAGCTTTTCTACCCGCTGTTCGGCTGGGTGAAGCTGAGCACGACGCCGCCGTTCGATGGTCTGTTCATCCGCCGGTTCAACCGGACGTATTGCGAGGTTCCCAAGAAAAACGGCAAGTCTCCGACCGGTGCGGCAATCGGAACGTACATGTGGGCTGGGGACGGGGAGACGGGCGCCAACGTCTATTCGGCGGCTACGGATCGGGATCAGGCCAGCATCGTTCACACCCATGCGATCGAAATGGTCGAGGCGGCGCCCGAATTGAAGGCGCGATGCAAGATCAACCGTACGAACCGCCACATGCACTACCGGCCAGCCCATGCGGTGTATCGAGTGGTGTCGTCGCGGGCGGCGGGGGCTGAGGGGCTGAACGGCAACTGTGCGATTCTCGACGAGCTTCACGCCTGGCAGGGCGACGTTCTGTACAACGCCCTCCGGTATCTGTTCGCTGCCAGGGCCGAGCCGATCCTGTTTCAGATCACGACAGCTGGGGATGATATGGACAGCGTGTGCCGTCAGCAGCATGATTACGCTGACGCTGTAATCAAAGGCGATATCGAAGACGATGCGTTCTTGCCGATTCTGTACGGGGCCGGCCCGGATGATGACGTATTCGATGAGGCGATCTGGGAAAAGGCGAACCCGAGCCTCGATCATATCGTGTCGCGCGACGAGCTTGGCCAGGCATTGCTGGAAGCCAAGGGCAGCCCCGGACGGCTGGCGTCCCTCAAGCGGTATCGCTTCGATATCTGGGGTACGGCCGAAAACCCGTTTCTTAGCCACGACAAGTGGGCTACCTGTGTCGAGGATTACGATGAGGCAAGCCTGGCTGGCAAGCCGTGTATCGCGGCCCTGGACTTGTCCAGGGTTGTCGACATGACAGCCTTGCTGGCCCTTTTCCCATCTGAGGACGAGCCGGATGTGTATCGGCAGTTGGCGTGGTTCTGGCTGCCAGAGGATACGATCGAGAGCCGGAAGCACCTGGCTCCGTTCCAGCAATGGGTTGATGATGGGTGGATCATACCGACGCCGGGCGGCGAGGTGTGCTACCCGGACATCAAAGCGAAGATTCTCGAATTAAAGACGCAGTTTGACCTCCGGGCGTTGCTTTATGACCCGATGTTCGCTACGTCTATGACTCAGGAACTCGAGGAGGAGCACGGCATCATCCGGGTCGAGTTCCGCCAGTTGCCGAAGTCGTATGCTGAGCCGACCGCTGAGTATGAGCGGCTTGTCAATATGGGCGGGATGCGGCACAACGGTAACGACGTCTTGACCTGGCAAGCTGGCAACTGTACCGTTGTAGAGACGGAGAGCAAGTGTCTGCGGCCCGTGAAGCGGAAACGTGGCGACTATCGGACGGTGGACGGCATCGTAGCCGCGATCATGGCCCTGTCCGGCACCATGGGTGACCAGATGAAGCCAGCTTTACAACCGACGGTGACGATACTACGATGAAGCTGGACGCTAGGGATTGTACGGAGGTTGCGGCGATCGTCGCTATCGGGGGCGGTCTCTGGGCGTTGTACGGTTGGGCCTTGACAGCACTCGTCTTGGGGAGCATGATTTTGAGTGTCTCTTTATGGTCGCGTCGGGGACAGCATGATGCTGGGACGACTTCTCGAACGAAAGAGCAGTAGCTTACGGGCGTCGACGGGCTCATGGTGGCCGGTTAATAACGCTAACGCTGTACATAGTCACGCTGGACCGGATGTAAGCGAGCATAATTCTCTAACGCTTCCTGCGCTTTTCCGCGCGATCGACTTCCTTGCTAGCCATCTTGCCATGTTGCCCTGGCCAGTTCAACAACGCATCAACGAGGGAACCAACGAACGGCGGCGTGAGCATCCCGTATATCGACTGCTGAACGAAGAACCCAACGAAGAAATGGCATCGGTATCCCTGCGCCGGTCGTGGCACCTACACACGATGATCTGGGGTAACGGGCGAATTGAGATTGTGCGTGACCGGCTGGGCCAACCGCGTGAGCTATGGCTATTGGTGCCTGATCGCACCGAAACGCGCCGGGCCGATGAAACCCGCAAACTGATCCACCGCTACCGAAAGGATACGGGCGGCTACCGCGACATTTCACACAAGGATGTCATACACACGGCAGGTCTCGGGTACGATGGGCTTGTCGGTTACGGGTTGATCCGTCAGCTTGCAAAAGAGAACATCGGACTTGCGCTTGCGATCAGCCAATACGCGCAATCGTTCTTCGGCAACAGCACGATTCTGGGTGCCATCTTGTCGGCACCTAACGTGATGTCAGATGAGCAACGCGCCGCTAACGTCAAAGCCTGGAATGAAGCGCGACAGGGGCCGGACAAGGCATTCGGCGCCGTGATGATGGATGGCGGCTTAACGGTGTCCCATGCGGGCGTCGAGAATGAGCACGCGCAGACGCTAGAGTTGATGACGTTTAGCGTTCAAGACATAGCACGCTGGACGGGCGTCCCGCCGCCCATGTTGATGGAATTGTCGAATGCCACATTTACGAATATCACAGAGCAAGGTATCTGGTATGTCAAGTATACCCTTGCACCGTGGTTTAAGGTCTACGAACAAGAGGCGACGCGAAAGCTGTTTACGCGAGCGGAACGTGATGCCGGATACCACGTCAAGTTCGTGGCGGAAGGGCTCTTGCGGGGCGACTTCAAAGCCCGTGTTGAAGGTTACGACAAGCTGAATCGTATGGGCGTTTACAGCGTCAACGACATCCTTGAGCTTGAAGATCGTAATACGATCGGCGAGGACGGCGACCTTCGGCTTGTCAATATGAATCTGCAAACGCTTGAGGCTGCTGGCGAGGCTAAGCCGCAAGGCAACGCACAGCCGGGACCGCCGGGCGGATTTAACCAGGAGTCGTCGGCGAGTGTGTATGACCTGGCCGCTGCTGCCGTACCAACGCTGGCCGATACGCTGGAGCGAATGTGGCGTGTGGCTGCCAGGGCCGAACAGCGGGCCGAATCATCGGGCGCCGATATGGATGAATGGGCGGCTACGTTCTACGCGAAGCATACGGGGAAACTCCGCGCCGCGTTGGTGCCAGTCGTTGAGACGTGCGCTGGGATTGTGCGGGCTGCATTACCAGCGGGTGTGTCGCTATCGGGGTTGGAGCAGTTCGCGTCAACCTACGCGATGCGCATGGCTGATGCGCATGCTAAGCCGGATGGACGCACTGACGCCCGTGACGTGGCGGTGACAATCATTCAGGAATTTGTCGCACAAGTTGGGGCGACATGCTGCGAGGATACGAACGATGGAAACTGACCGCTACCGACACGTGCTGTCACTGCTGTTCGGCAACGTTTGGGCAATCATGCCTGAGAAGTTGAATGACATCATCGCCTGTATCAAGTTCCGACTTGCGCATGGCCAGTTGACGGCATCCGAAATCGAAGCTCGAATCGGCAAACCGAAATCGCGCGTCAAGGCTGTCAAGGGCGACGTGGCCGTGATGCCGGTGTTCGGCGTTCTTGCCCACCGCATGAATATGATGACCGATATTAGCGGCGGGTCATCGACCGAGGAACTTGGCGCCCAGTTCGCGGAGTTGGCCAACGATCCCTCAATCGGAGCGATTGTGCTGGACGTCGATTCGCCCGGCGGGACAATACACGGAATGGCGGAAATGTCAGCCCAGATTCACGCAGCCCGGAATCCCGATAGGCCGATCATCGCGGTAGCCAACGACCTGATGGCCAGCGCCGCCTATTGGATTGGCAGCGCCGCCGACGAGATCGTGATCGGGCCGAATGCTTATGTCGGCTCAATTGGGGTCATCGCCCTTCACGCTGACGAGAGCGAGTTCAATAAGAAGCTAGGTTTCAAGTATGAGTTAATTAGTGCCGGAAAATATAAAACGGAGGGCAATCCGTTTGAGCCACTTGGCGACGAGGCCAAGGCTGAAGCCCAACGGCAAGTGGACCTAATCTATGCCGATTTCGTCAAGGATGTGGCCAGGAATCGTGGTGTGAAACAATCAACGGTCAAGGGTAACGTGTTTGGTGAAGGTCGGGTATTTACTGGGCTCGATGCTATCGAGCGCAATATGGCTGATCGCCAGGGCACGCTGGCGGACACCGTATCCCGGCTGCTGGGCAAGGGGCGGGCCGTTGAATCGCGGGCCGCGATGGCCGATTTCGATATTCTCAGAATGGAGGCTTGACAACTTGCAGCGATAGTGTAGAGTTCTAGCGGGCACCGCCATTGCGTGTGCCTCATGTAGTGTGCCGCCATTGCGAGCACCTTGGTACTGGATTGGATTCCGCGCATGCGGAACCTCTAAGGAGCTTGCGATGGTTACAGATAAGGTCAAGGCCGTTAGCGAGAAGATCGCTGAGGCCAAGAAAATCCGCGACGCTGCAACTGCTGAACAGCCGTTGACGGATGAGCAAGTCGCACAGATCAAAACGCTTTCCGACGACGTAGCTACGCTGAAAGCGGGAATCGAGGCCGACGAGCAGCACACGGCAGCGTTGGCGACCCTGGACGCTACAAACGATTGGCTTCGGGAACCGGCCCGGCGCGTATCGGACCCCCCTGACCCCGGCGTATCGCCAACCGCCGATCCTTTACGCAAACCGCAGAGTGTGATCCCAGCTACCGTACGGCGTTACGGCACGGTGCGGAGCTTCACGGGACCGAACGCCGACGAGAAAGCCTACCGCTTTGGGACATGGTGCAATGCGAGTGCTGGTCATCAACGCTCGATTCAGCGATGCCGGGACTTGGGAATTCGGTTTCTCGCCGCAACGCCGCACAAGGAATCGGACAACGTCCACGGTGGCTATCTGGTCCCGCCCGAATTCGACATGGACATGATTAAGCTGCTGGAGACCTACGGCGTGTTCCGTCGTTTGGCTCGTATTGTACCAATGACGAGCGATACGAAGATGCGTCGGCGACGTACGGGCGGCATCACCGTGTATTTCGTATCCGAAGGTGGCGCCGGAACGCACTCGAAGATGACACACGACATGGTGTCGCTGACGGCAAAGGATTTGATGGGCTTGAGTACCTATACGCAAGACCTGTCGGATGATGCCACGATCAGTGTTGGCGATGAGTTGATGGATGAGATCAGCCGCGCCTTCGCGCAAAAGGAAGACAGCTGCGGCTTGCTCGGCGACGGCACATCAACGTATGGTGGCATCGTTGGCATCGCTCCTGCGCTCAAGGGGTTGAGCGGTACGATTGCGAATATCTCGGGGCTCATCGTTGGCGCTGGCAATGCGTATTCGGAACTGACGCTCCTCAACTTCAACAGCGTTGTTGCGCTCCTGCCGACGTTCGCCGATACGCCACGTGCGCGCTGGATCATGCACAAGAGCTTCTTTGCAAACGTTCCACAAGCCTTGATAACTGCCGTTGGTGGCGCAACTCCGTCAGATTGGGCGCAAGGTATTCCACCGAAGCTGCTCGGCTATCCGGTCGAATTCGCCCAAGTCATGCCGAAGGTCGAGGGAAATAGCCAGGTATGTGCATTGCTTGGCGACGTGAACCTGTGTGCGGACTTCGGGGATCGGCGGCAGACTTCGATTCAGTTCAGCACGGACGCAACCGTTGATTCGGTGTCGATGTTTGAGACGAATCAGGTAGCCATCCGTGGAACGGAACGCTTCGACATCAACGTGCATGATGTTGGCAATGCCACTGCTACGGCGGCCGACAAGACGCCTGGCCCGGTCGTCGGCCTGATTACGGCGGCATCCTAAGATTGTGCGGCATAGCCGCATCTAGTAAGGAGTTGAATTGTGATTGACTCACAACAGACGAAAGTGCTTGCCGTTATCCAGCCAGCCGCGATCGTCGATAACACGAGCTGGACTACGGTCGAAATCGACACGAAGGCGGATGGAATCAACTGGGAGTACGCTACCTTCTATTTTCTGCTCGGTGCCACTGACATCGCAATAGCCGCGTTGAAGATGCAGGAATCGGATACCACCGGCTCCGGCATGGCCGATGTAACTGGCCTGATCTTCGGTACGAGCGACAATACGGGCGGCAGTACATCGACGCTTCCGTCGGCCACCGATGACGATCTGGTGTTTGCTTTCGAGGTCGACCTGCGGGGCCGCAAGCGGTTCCTGGATGTGACTGCCACTGCCGGCGACGGCTCTGCTGGCTCGTATGCTGCTGCGCTGTGCATTCTTTCGCGTGGTGGCACAATGCCGAGTACCGCTGCCGAGCGTGGATGTTCGCAGATTCTCCAGGTGTAGTATGAGCCTGATCCAAACATCGGCGCCTGCGAGCGAGCCGGTGACGTTAGCTGACGTGCTGGCCGCGATTGGCTATGAGAACGACGATAAGGATTCGTTGATCAATGGCTATATCGCGGCTGCACGTCAGTATGCCGAAGATTTCACGAATCGGCAATTCGTCACTGCGACGTGGCAACTGACGCTCGATCGGTTCCCCGGTACTGTGGGCGTCATTCATCTTCCGCGCCCGCCGCTGGCCAGCATTACGTCGATTAAGTATATCGATACGGCTGGTGATTTGCAGACGCTCGATGCTGGTGATTACATCTTCGATGATGGCACCGATCCGCACCGGGGGCGTGTAACGCCCGCGTATGGCGAGAGCTGGCCGAGCACGCAACGTCGCATTAACGCCGTGACGATCCTGTATGTGGCTGGCTACGGAGCTGATGCTGCTGTACCTGATGGTCTGAAGGCTGCGATCTATATGCTCGTCGGCCATTGGTTCGATATGCCGGAACCCGTAGTCATTGGTGCAACGGCATCGGAAGTCCCCAAGACGGTCGATACGCTGCTCTGGCAGTATCGTATTATGGGATAGTGCGATGGTCAGAGTGCGATACGGCAGACTGCGACGCCACACGGTAACGATCAAGAAGAACGTCGAGGCGCGGAATGCCGATGGCACGTACGCTGAGACGCCGATCACCATAGATACCCGGCAGGTACAGATAAGGCCGATGGCCGGGCGCGAATTGTTCGAGGCGCAGCAGGTGGTCGCGGACGTGACGCACAAGATATCGCTGCGATACGACACAGTGACGCGGGACATTAAGCCGCAAGATTACTGGTTTGAGATTGGCGGCCGGATATGGCACTTGCTATCCGTGCGCAACATCGACGAGCGTGGTCGGATGCTGGAATGTCAGTGTAAGGAGAAGGTATAATGGCTGCTGCCGTATCGGCGACGTACAATCTCAAGTTGATTGTCAACGAGACTCTCGATCTTGACCTAGATAACGCACCCGATCCCACTGTGACGCACGACATTGGGGACGACAGGGATACACTGACGGCGACGAGCACGGTCAAGGCCACGAAGCCCTGGAGTAAGGATGGCGCTCTAAGTTCGGGCACGGCGACGATTGATCTGACGGTATTGCCTCGCGGCAATCTTGCTGATGCTACATTTACCGGGCTGAAGGTCAAGGTATTCAAGATCAGTTGTCCGACCGGCAATAGCGCTGCCGTCGTTGTGGCGCCCGGAGCAAGTAACCCGTATGATCTATTCGGGACTGCTGACGATCGTGTAAGCATCGGAGCCGGTTGTGCAATTGAGATGTTTCTGGCCGATAAGGCTGAGACCTGCGACGCGTCGCATAAGACCTTGGACTTATCGAGCGATGACGATGATGCGGATTACTCAATCACTCTTGTGGCTGGGGGGACGTAGACGTGGTACGGACACGCATAAGGCATTCGTGGCGAAGTAGGATCATGCGCACCCACGACGATAGTGTTGCGCCTTCTCGATCGGCGGCTTGTTTGAGTATCGCCAGTTCCTCTGGAGTTACCCGGACCTCGATTCGTTTGTCACGTTTCATGGCACTACCTCGGGAAACAGATCGACCGGACTTCGGCGCCCATCGCCGAAATGTCGCCGGGTTTGTCGTCCAGATCGGCGAACAGCGAATCGTGCCGAGCGATCAGAGCATCAAAGGCCGTCCTGTCACTGGCGTCGTAGGCCGTTCGCATCTTGACGATGATCTGGGCAAGCGTACCCGCCCGTTGCAATCGACGCGCCACGCCGGGCTCAACGTCATACCCGCCAGCCCGGACAAGGGTCGGGACGGCATCGCTGGCGTACGCGGCCTCCAGCGGGCCGGGGCGTGTTTTGGGGCGGGAGCCGCCAGCGGTCGCACGAACGTCCAGATGCGTCAAGTGACCGTGCGGCTGATTGCCTGCCAGGCGTCCGAAATATTCAGTCAAGCGACCCATGTTTCACCACCTAAAGTGTACGACATACTGCCGGACGTGTCAAGCGGGAAGTCAAGATTATTTTCGGGGCTGCGTCATGGGCATTGACATTCGCATGATCGGCGACAAGGAGCTAGAAAAGCTGCTGCGCAAGTTACCGGACGTGGCAGCCAAGGCGGCGGTCCGTCCCGCCCTGCGGAAATCGGCGAAACGGCTCAAGGCCCACGTGATCCACAATCTGTCCGGGGCTGTAGTAAAACCGCACACCGGGGCCTGGCTGGCGGCCACGATTGCAGCGAAGGTTGGCCCATTAAAGCGAAGCCGGGTTCGCATAGGCACCGGTTGGGATATGCCGACCCGTGCGGAGCTTGGCATCGACCCCAAGGACACGGGCTACTATCCGACTCACGTCGAGTTCGGCTACACCCGCAATAATGGCGTCCAGGTTCCCGGCAAGTCCCCGATCCGCTCTGCGGTAAACGACCACGCGGCAGCGGAACTGAAAGAGATCGGCGACGACATCGGCAAGGGCATTGTGAAACAAGCCAAGAAGCTAGGCCGGAGGATCGCATGAGCATCGAAGCCGCATTAGCTGCGCATCTTGCTAACGATGAGGCGATCTATCCGCTCGTGTCGGATGATGTGTTTGGCGCCCGCGTGTTTCGTGTGATCGCACCGACGCGGGCTGGATACCCGCGTATTACGATTGCGCAGCAGCCTGGCGGCGAGAATGTGCATCATATCGATGGTCGTGTGGGGCTTGCTCAGTCGATCTTTCAGATCGACGTATGGGACGAAACGGTAGACGCCGACAGTACGCGGGTATTGGCGGAGAAGATTCGTTTGTCAGTAGACGCATTCGGCTATGGCACGCTTGGAATTGGAGAGAACACGCATGTTGTGCATAACATCACGTTGGACCCTGCGCCGGATAGCTACACTCCACCGCGTGCAGGTGGCAGTAATGGAATCTTTAACGCTCGTCTGATTGCTACGATCTGGCACGACCAGACGATTTCTTAGGAGTTACGCTATGGCAGCAGGTGATCCACAACTCGGAACGGGCTTGGCGCTCGTTGTACCTGGCGCCTTTACGGCCCCCGTGCTCAATATTGAACATAGTGGCGCCACGCGCGCTATGATCGACATGTCGCACATGCTCACGACGGGTGGTGCTCCGTTTGTCGGTGGCCTGATTTACGTTCCTGGCGAATTGACAGTCACTTGTCTCCTACTTTCAGATGAAGCGCCACCGATGGAAGAAGTGGTTGGAGCGGTTACAATCACTTGGAAGGATTTGCAAATCTTTACTACGGAGGGTGCCATATCAGGATTTTCCGCAGCTATGCCGATGGAAGACAAAATGACGATTGATGTCACGATTACGCTATCCGGCGATATTGATTTCAACGCACCAGCATAAATACCAAAGGAGGTTTCATGCCGGTATTGACAAGAGCGCAGGCTCTAAAGTGTAAGAGATTCAAAAAGCGCAAGGTACCTCTGCCGGAACTTGGCAAAGACTACTTCGTGTATGTGCGTACCTTTAGTGCTAAGATGCTTCTTGAGATGCAACACATGCAAGAAGTGCTTGGTGATACGGACGCTAAAGCTGGCCGTGCTATGGCTGGTTCGTGCATACTTGGCGTCTGCGATGCCAAAGGTCAGCCGATTTTCACGCTCGATGATGTGGACGCATTGCAGGAGTGGCCATTTGCCGCGCTAGTTCGTTGCGCCAACGCTGTTACTGATCTTAATACTGGCATGGTCGCGGATGCGGAGACTGCACGAAAAAAAAGTTTGCGACGCCGCAAGTCCAGTTCGCGTTCAGGCTCGCGGCGAAGTTAGGGATAGATGACCCGTGGGCGATGATGGACGAAATGTCGGCGCCGCTGTTTCTGGACTGGGCAGAATTCGATCGTGTGTGCTTGTTGGGCGAAGAGCGAATTGATACGCGGCTTGCTGCGCTTGCGTGGTTGGTCGACGTGCATACATTCTATTTGTGCAAAGCGCACGGCGCCAAAGGTGGCCATATTCCGAGGCTAGACGACTTTGTGTATGATCCAGATAAGACCATTGGAGCTGCCAAGCAAACACAGAGTCCCGAAGAGATGATAGCGAAGCTGCGTACGGTCGCACGGCTACATAATGCCTTCATCGCGCAGGGCAAAGGATAGACAATGGCTCGTTCTGTAGCGAATCTTGCTGTATCCGTAACCGCCCGCGTCAATAAGTTTATCGCGGGCTTCAAGCGAGCGCAGAAACAACTCGCAAAATTCGCTTCTGCTGTTGCTCGGGTTGCTAAGAAAGTAGCTGTGCTCGGTACTGCAATGGTAGCCGTGGGTACGGCTATTGCTGGCTTCAAGATACGCAAGGCGATGAAGGAACTCGACCTGCTCGCCAAGACTGCCGACGCGCTTGGCATCGTCCCTGAGCGTTTGCAGGAAATGGAACTTGCGGCGAACATCGCAGGGGCCACATTCGAGGACTTGGCCAAGGGAATGATCTATCTGCAACGGCGTACAGCCGAAGTCGCGTCGGGATACGGGGAAGCACAAACAGCATTCGAGATGCTTCGGCTTGATGCGCAGAAGATGATGGCCATGGCGCCTGAGGAGCAATGGGCGGCGTTTGCCGAAGGCATACGCGGCATGACGACTCAATCCAAGGCCCTACGGGCAGTTATGGACGTGCTCGGTCGCTCCGGCATGAAGTTGATGAATCTGTTGCGTATGAGTAATGTAGAATTTGAGCGTATTCGGCAACGTGCAAAACACATAATCTTTAGTCGCGAAGAATTAGCGCTCGTCGAACAGGCGAACGATGCTATTCATCATCTTGTGGTAGTTCTTGGAAAGTTGTGGCGTAGGGTAGCAATTGAACTTGCTCCGTCGATTACATTGTTTGCAGATCAATTGAGAGAGGCCGCTTTGCAGGGAAAAGGATTCGGCAAACAGCTAGTTACGATGTTAGAAGGTGTGGCCAAAGCCGCTGCGCTCACCGTGCAAGCGCTCATAGAAATTCCGTTGACTATGCTCAAGATTCAACGGCGTATGACGCGGCTGAAGATAGAAGCATTAGGACCAGCGCGGGAGGCGGGAATGCATGCGCGGCTATTGCGTATGATGGTTCCGGGGGGTGTCGGCGGGCTTCTGGCGATGCCTGGCGAAGCAGCGTACGCGAAAGCAATTGGCCCATTGCAAAAAGCCGAGGATTTGTATATCGCGCAGAGTCTCGCCATTGAGGACTTGAAAAACAAGCTCGATTCCGCAGCGACCGTCGCTAAGCGTTTTGCAGAGATTTATCGCAAAGCTGCCGAGACTGCGATGACGAAGTGGACACCGCAATGGGTACATATGACGGAATTGTTATTCAAGGCGCAGGGTGCCATTGCGAGCATAGCAGAGGAAACAGTTACTGCTGCCAAGGCAATTGCTACGGGACAAATGGGTCGACAGGTTGTACGGTTCGCCGAAGTCTCGCTTTCCCGTCAAGCCGTCATGGGTCTGAACGTGCGTGGCCTCGGCGGTCAGTTGGTACGCGATCCACAGTTGCAGGAAACGAATCGGCTGTTGACTCAGGTTGCCGACAATACCCGTAGCAATACAGCATGGGTCGTACCGTAAGGATGCATGATGCCGACTAGACCGATAAGTGATCCCGTCCCAGAGGACTCGGCGATTAAACGTAGCGATCTCAGGGGCGTAGAGTCGCTACGCAATGTCCCAGGGGAACTTACGCTTCACCTGTTAAGCCAAGAACAGAGCGTAGAGATCACACCGAACGGCCCGGTTATTGTAGTTGGTGGCATGGTAGAGGCATTAGGTGGTGTTCCGGAAGATCAACGGTTGCTTGCTGCGCTTGCGGCAACTGATGTTCCGCGGCGGGGGCAATACCATCCGATCTGGACTGACTTGCCGGTTGATAATGTGCGTGCGACACTCGTTCCTGGCTCGCCGGACAAAGCCAATGTGCGGATTCGCTATGCCTATCCTACGGGTTCCGATGGCTTCATCAACTTCCCGGACGAGACGGCGCCGCCGCAGATTGAGATCGTATCCGCCGTGGTGCCGATGACGACTGAGTTCTGTTACGTCGGGCAGGGCAACAATACGAAACAAAACCAGATCGTGCTTCTGTATGTTACAGAGGAAGATGAAACTAGCGTTCCTCACTACCAGGTAGGGGAAGTCGAGATACAGGTGCCCGTCGAGATCGTTCGCTACCGCCGTAGAGAGCGCAAGAATCCGCATGGCAAAGCGCGTCTGTATGTTCGCACGATCAATAGCAGACCCGTGTTTGCCGATCCGCCGCACATGTGGCTATGTACGCGATTAGGCGGGCCATCGGACGATGGTGGGCAAAGTTATAATGTGACCTACGAGTTTCAACGCAATGTGGATTCCTGGGACAAAGTAGTCGTGGCCCGCGATCCTGATACGGGTTATCCGATGCGTATTCTTGCGACTGGCGACAATGCGGCGAATCCCAATACGCCATACGACCCTGACGACTTGAAGATGGCGGCGAAGGTTCGGGTATATCCTGAAATGGATTGGCATAAGTTAAACTTGACGATGTAGGATTACAATGGCCGACCGCGACCTATTCTCGTTTACGGTTCCTGAGCTACAACGCTGGCAGGGCGGGCAGCCTGTTAGTGCTGGCCATTTGAATCAGGTAGTTGATGCGGTTGATGGTATGCTGACCGGCATCAAGGCGCCGCGTCAAGTATCATATCCGCCGCGAGGGGCGCCGGCAAAAGACGCTGGCACGCGGACTAAGTTTTGCAAGATCATCTCAGGCAATGACCTAGAACCGCCGCATGGACCAATCGATCTGCTTGATGAGGATAATATCGTTGCGATACGATTCGTGAGTGGTGAAACTGGCGAGGAATTCACATCAACGAAAGCCTGGGCCTGGCCACCCCGAACCTACGGACATTACAAGATGTTTGTCGGTAAGTCGGACGTGTTCCTGGCATTGTACATGGAGGGCGCCTGGTACGTACGCTGGGACATTCGCTTTGCGCCGGTCCCGGTGCCGGATGGGATTGTGACGGGGGATTGTAGTGCCTGATAATGCCATTGACTTCACTGCGTGCTGCGTGCAGATGCAACTCCAGCAGGATACAATTGACTTCTATATCGCGTTGGGTTGGCCCGCCTCTGATTTTGAGCACATGCGAGAGAGTTATTCGACACTGACGCATATAGCAAGCCGGGGCGCCACTCCCTCCCCAGAAGCGCACTGCAATGTAGGCTGGTTGTTAGAGACACATTTTCCTCCTGGGATGCGGTATTTCTACAAGCCTGTGGCGACTAGCTATGTGAATGGGGCTGTCGTCCATCTCTACGCCGATCAGTCTGGCGCGTTTATAGATTGGCCTTATGCCCCTAATTGCGGTTCTGGTACTTATGCGTGCTGTGTCGGTGACCGCTGCGAACCGACATCTTTAATGTCTTGTTGGTCGCAGGGTGGTGCTACAGTGTTAGCGCGATGGCCGCAACCATACGACTATCAGGAAGCATGGATGCGATCGTGCCAGACTGTTGTCTGCGACCTAGTACCGTGCTGCTTGGAATATGCAGACGGTTCCCGTCGATGCCGCTCTGCTGACTCTGTTGAGCAATGCGAAGACACCTTACACTGGGGTGCTATCAGTAGTTACGTTGTACCAGTAGGGGTTACTTGCAGCGATGTATGCTATCGAGATGTTCCCTGTTGCCTCGGTGCAAGCTGCTACATGACATCATACGAACAATGCAGTTTGTGGGGTGGTGAGCCTAGTTACTATTGCGATGATTGCGATGATCCAGGCGATTGCTGTCCACCGATTCCACCTTCACCTTGTTGCTTGTGTGGTGGCGATTGCGTAATGCTGACGCCGCAACAATGTGCAGAATGGCAAGGTCAGCATGTGCCGTATTTTGCCAATTGCCAGGATGCTACTGAGTTTTGTGACATTACCGATCTCCGCCCACCGTGTGAAGCTGGCTCGTGGATGATCGTGCCGTCTCGTGCGGACCCCGAGCAGTACGAACTCCTGAGCACCGCCGCTGTCGAGATCGAGGATTATGCCGAGGAGCCGCAAACGCAGCACCATTACGCCCACGTCGGCGACCAGCCCTGGCTGTGTCACCGCTGGGACGAGCCCCGCGACCTGTACGAGAAAAGCATCTGCGGCGTGGCGTTAAGCGAGGACGGAAATCTTGGCGGTTGCATTCCCGAGGGTCACGGTGGTATAATCTGCGGTTGGCAGCCGCCTTGCCCGGAGTTGGTGTGATGGGTTGTTTGCAGAATTCGCCGGAGGCAGAACAGCGGATGGCTGCTGCGTTGCGGAGGCCCGTAGGCGGCAACGGTAGGGGCATGGGGCCAACTGTGCCCGCTGGACCGCCCAAACGCCGCGTTCTGCCCCCGGTGCCGTGGTACGCCTATCTGGCCGGTTGGCTGGCCTACGCGGTGATCGGCGATCCGACGTACGACAAACAGGGCAAACTGCGCGACCGGCAAGGCAAACCTTGGCGCTGGCATCGGCTCCGGGCGCTGGCCAAATGGGCCGTCCTGAGCGCCGGGCGGGTTCCGATGTTTCTGCGGACGGTTTTCAGCCGGAAAGTTGACGACGAGACGTTCGCGGAGCGGCAACGGCTGTGCTGGGAGTGCCCGGCAGTCGAGGTCCAGCTTATACCGGGCGGTAAAGTCTTGCTTGCGGATCATCACACGTACTGCGGCTCGTGCGGCTGCCCACGCTGGCCGTTCTCGCAGTTGAGTTACAAGAACACACGCCAAGGTCACGAGTGTCCACAGGGTACGCACCCTGGCTCGCAGCCTTGGCGAAAGGCGAAAGAGATATTGGAGAAACGAGATGACGACACGACGAATGATGGCGACGTTCCTGGCGTTGGGCTTCCTGACACCAGTACTAGCGCAGGGACAGTCGAGGGAACGGTGGCGCGGCCACTGGCCGAAGCCGGAGTTACGCGAAGCGGAGGTTAACATGGCAGCAGAAACTCACCGATGGCGAAACACGAGCGGCGATAGATTGTGGACAACGGCTGCCAATTGGGATGACAACCAGGTGCCCGGACACGGCGGCGACGGACTTGACACGGCGCTTTTCGATGGCGTTAGCCAGGCATCCGTACTCGGCTCCGATCGCAGTGCAGACAATCAACTCTTTCGCATTATCACACAGCCAGCCTATACCGGCGACATCGGCTCAAGCGGAAACCCACTGATCCACAACGTCAAAAGCGAGGCGAACAATAATGGGCGTGTGATCTTACGTGGTACTGGTCAGGTCTTTTTCGAGGGTGAAGCAGCAACTACAAACGACATTGTCGTCGATTCGCCGGGAACGGCAGTGGCATCTGTAACGCTAGGTGGGGCTATACGCAACGTGCTTGTGAAACGCGGACGGGTTAGCATCCTAGCAACGTGTTCGGTGTCGGCTCGTGTAATTGCGCACGGGCAAGGCAGTTACGTGGTAATGGAAGCTATCGACGCGGCCGAAACCAAACCGCCAGTAATTATAGCGACACGTGGCGCCCGCATCGACAACTATCGTGCCACGAACACGGCGGCTGGCAGCCTACTCGCGACTGGGCCGAGTGGCATTATCTATCAGATTGGATTGATT